AATACTCCCTATCCGAGGAAGAATACCGCTAGCAGTTCCTACGCTGGCTCAGAGAGCGTCGATTCAGCATATTGGGGTCTAACTTCATGCCAGCGTCTACGCATCGCTACAGGCGCAATTGACCTTGGCACCACGACGCTCAAGCAGGATACGACTCACGGCTTCAGTAACAGTCATTATGTTCCGAGTGGTCTCGGTTACGAACACGAACGCATCACACCGGCCATCGTTGCCGAAGTCGACACGACCACTTATTACTATTCACGCCGCTTCTGGCAACAGGCGAATGATGGCAGGCACGAAGAAGAGAGCGACTATCGATGGCAAAAGACTGTCGGTGGCGCAACCGGCGTGACGACATACAGTGTTACACCACTGACCATCGTGGACCTCGTTGGTCAAATCAACACGTCCGATGACAGCATCGTCCGACATCCTGGCTGGACCGCGACGAACTCCGTGGCGTACCCTGGCAGTGGCACCTGTAGCGTCTCACAGCCGCCACTGCGCGACTGTTTCCTAAATGGTGGAACTGGTATCAGTACTTGGTTATATGGTGGCGGAATCCTCGCAACACCGAACGCGACAACCGGGACAGACTTCGCGTATGGCTTCGAGATCGGTGTCGGCACTATCACAGCACAGACGCTGTTCGACTCAATAAACGGCGACTTCATTCCCGATCTATATGACCCGTTCGATGTCAATGGTGGCACGGACAGTGCTCTCTACCTGCCATTCGGCGCCATCCTTCGAGGGCCAGCACACGGTATCGTCGTCGACACAGCAGGAGATCCTGCCACCAGCGGGACCGTGACGCTTCAACTCTCGAGCGACAGTTCTTCTCGAGGCACGGACTCGAGCTTCGACACGCTTGGCAATTATCAGACAGGCTCACCGTTTGGACTAGGCAAATCGAATCACAGCATCCTCATCGGAACATCGAGCGTGGGTGTCAATCCGATGTATAGCGCGAAGCGACAGAGAGCTGTTTTTCGTGAAGTAAATCTCGAAGGAAACTGCACGGCTGCCGATGTCAGTCCAGCGCAGCAGGCGACCTATGGCATCGTGACATCTGGTGGTGGCGTCACGCTGTATCACGCAAGGGCGCACAACGGCACAAACTGGGACGAAGTCGTTACGCCGATCACGAACGCAAAGTGTTTAAGTCTGGCGTATACAAAGCATAGCGGCTCAATGTACCTGATCATTATCGTGGATTCGAAAACAGGAAGTGACATCGTACGCTATCAAACCGATGATGAAGGGATAACAGTATCAGTGGCTACAACGATCGGATCCGGTTCACATGGCACGGTCTGCGTGTCTCCGAACGGGATGGAATACATCTTTTTCCGTACTAGTGGCGGAGACATCCACAGAGTCAAGCGTGACCCGATGGGCAACATCATCACAGCTGCATCGGATGTCGTGGTCGGCAACGTCAAGCCAGAAGAACTAGCATGCTACTGGCGCCTCGGAATCATCTATCTGATCTATAACCACACCTCGACAGGCATCACAATCGTGAGCAGCAGTGATGATGCGGAGACCTTCTCTTAAAAAGGAAACGCCTCCAGAGGGGTGCTGGAGGCGTCAGGACTAGGAACTAGAAACCGGTTGGACAATAGGAGTATACAACATGGATGAACGACGAATCGCACTACTGTCGACAGATCTGGCCATCGCGAATGTGGGCGTCCAGGAAGTCGGCGAGAACAGAGGCAAAGCAGTCGAAGCATATCAAGCATCCTGCAAACCTCCGGTTCCTGCTGGTTCCCCCTGGTGCGCGGCACACGTCCGATTCCGGCATAAACAAGCAGCCACGCAGCTCGGCATCACGTACGATGAGACTTTTCCACGCTCGGCATATTGTCCAGACTGGTCGAGATGGTTCAAAGCAAATTCGTTGTGGTTGCCTGTCCAACACATCCGCGATGGCACGACCACGAAGCGACCACGGCGCGGTGATCTGGCGCTGTTTTACTTCTCCGCGTTGTCTCGCATCGCTCACATCGGCATCGTCACTAAGGTCGAGGAGTGGGGTGTCTACACGGTCGAGGGAAACACATCACCGGAGCCAAGCGACGAACTCTCAGTCGAGCGTGATGGCGATGGCCTGTATGCCAAAAAGCGAAACTGGCACGAGTTCGGCAAGTTCGGCGGCTTCGGCTTCGTAAACTTCTGACAAACCAAAAGACCAGGCGATGCGCTCACCTGGTCTTCTGTTTGGTAGTTGTTCGTTCACCGATGTGGGAGCACCGGCGAGTTAGTTATACATTTACCGCCAGACATGCACCACTTTTTGTTCGTGCTGTGGATTCTCCTCGATGCGGAAACTCACGATGCCATCGAGCGCAGGGTGAATGAAGATGAGCGCGCCATCCTGATTCAGGCGCTCTAGGATCTCGTGCTCAGTGGCCTTTAGGAGCCACAGGAGACCTTCCTTCTTTTCTTCTACTCGCTCAATTGCTGGTTGATTGTCAGCTGATTTTCTCGCCATAGTCGTTCGCGTTCGCGCTCCATATCTTGGTCAATGTGATGGTTTTTGTGACACCTGGCGCAGTAAGTTATGAGGTCACTCATCTCCTCTACGCTTAGGCGAACATAGGTATTATGGTGACAATGCAGGAAATCAGTCGAACCGCATGACTGACAGGTGTTATTGTCACGGTCGAACACAGCTGCTGCGAGCTTTTTCCATCGTGCTGTTTTCAAATATCTTCGATAGTAAATGCTTCTTTGTTCGATGAGCTTCTGAGGATATTCAGACGACAATCGAAAGTATTCCGCACGTAACTCAGATCGTATGCGGTAGTAACCATTATTGTCACGAACCTCTGTCGTTATATGGTCATCGTCCGGTGGCACAACGCCAGCAAGCATTTTCAGTGCGTCGCGTTTTTTGATGGTGCCTGCTCGACGTGCACATGTCATGCATCGAACATAGTAGTGATCTCGACCGATACTATCTATCTTCTGTGTCATGACAGTAGACTCATGCAGACATTCGTCAAATGTTGGATACACGGGTTTGTGTTCCTTCTCCCATACTTCAAGGTATTCAGTCCAAGGAGGAAGGTCTGCATGCGGCATCATGTCAGAGAGCTTCACGCGAGCGCCTCCATGGTGATCGGCAAGTGTTCCAACATAATGTTCTGGACGCTTTGGGCGATGTCGCGATGCTCGAGCTGCGTGTCCTGGCGTGTTCGCATTTGCACATAATGGATCCACGAACGGATGGTCCCGCTCATGTACATCGTGGTCGGTGTGCACATCGGCAGAACCATGCGAGCAGTCTCCGCAGACATGCCATGTGCGATGAGATCGCGGTAGACGTCGGTCGCAAACTCGATTGATGACCCGACCAAATACAGCGCGTCCTGCTGCTCTTTGGTCAGTTCCTCAATCTTCGGTAGTGGAAGGCTGGATTGGCGATTGTGAGCGCCAGCGAGGCGCATCTCTGGGACCTCGATGTCCTCGACCACGGTTGCGTATCGTTGCGAGAACTCCTGAAAACTGAAACTTCGATGTCGGAGCAGCTGCGCCGCAATCGCTCTCGTGGTCTTAACCTCGATGCACATCGACGCCATCTCGAAGATTGACCAGTGTCCGTGACCGACACAAAAACGGAGCAGTCTAGTGACGTCCGGATTGTCCTGGTTCGCGGGGTTGGATACCCTGGCGCAATACCCGATGACACTCTCGGCATCGGGCGTTATCCATACAAGTTTCGTCATGCGTTAGGGTCCTCTTCTCCGATCACAAAGTGTGAACCATTATGATAGCCAGGTATTGGCTTCGGTGTTGGTGCGAGTTTCTTCAGCGTGGTCTGTTGTGGCGGTCCTGGCTTAATCTGTGGCCGTGCCTGTTGCTGTTGTGCAGCTCCATTGCCATCGTCATCCTCATCGGATGCGAGCGACAGAAGCGCGCTGAGGCTGTAACGTCGACCATACGAGAGTGCGCTGCCGAATCCGTGGCTGGTCTGTTGCATCACTGGGACCTGCACGACACCAGCGATCCACTCACCGCTGGCGTGTATCACACGGCTCTCCACCATGATGCTGGTCGAATGCTCACCGTCGATGGTGTCCAGCACCGACTGCACGACGAACAGACCATGTTTCGCCATCACTGGTCGAACGACCTCCATGATGGCATCGAGCGATGTGTACTTTGAGCGAAACGCTGGATTCGTGCTGTCCTTCGTTATTGGCTTGATCTCAGCCTGGGCCTTGACCAGCGCTGGCGCGATGGCGCCTATTGTTTCCGACATTGTCATTTCAATCCCCCTATATGTAAGCCTGCCCGACTGAGCGCGTTCCTAAACGCTGTCGTCCAGTTGATGTTGCGTCTATCGATGATGGCGCCTGCCTGGCTGTAGGACCGCCAGATGCTGACATCATTCACCACTGGGCTGATTGCCCGTGCGATGGCTGGCCATTCGTCCTGGCGCGTCTCATACGCTTTACGCAGACAGTCAAGGACATGTGCGAGCGCTTCATACTTCGTGGTTCGAATCGAACGCGCCCACTCAATCTGTTTCTCTGACCCGCTCATCACAATCGGATTCGGCTCGAGGAGTCGCTGTGTCAATGACCATGCGCGTTCAATCGAACGCTTCGACTCACACGCGGCGCAAATCTCAAGCGTCGACGCCATCATGGCCATTTTGTACTTGAGGTCCCCCTGCGTATATCCAACCGTGATGTGTGCGGTATGGCCGCACTTCCAAGTCAAGTCAACCCGTTCCTGTGTCATTCTGTTCCCTTCGTCGTGATGTCCAATCACACGAACATCCTAGCACTAGTTGACATACAGTGTCAACCATGTGTATAACGATGACATGATTTACGGACATACACAGGTGGATATCGCTGAGAAACTCGGCATCCACAAATCGGCAGTGTGTCGGATGCTCTCCGGCGCTCATGCTGTCAGACAGTCGACCGTCAAGCGCATCGCTGATGCAATAGGTCGCAGTGAATACGAAGTGCAGCTGTGGATCCTGTGCAAGCGTACAGGACAGACTCTCCCGCAATAGACAGAACAGGACTAGGACAAAACAATGGACATCAAACTTTCGTGCATCGTATGCAACAGACAAAACGTCGTGCCTTATGGCCGTGGACATCGCATCTGTGGAATCTGCTCACAGCGTGAGCTCAAGCGTGAGCGACGCCTCCGGACGCAGCGCCGCATCCAGATGGTCGGCAGTTTCCTAATGATTGTCGTTGCTGTGTGGACATCATGCATGATGGCGTCCGACTGGAACACGCCGAACTCACCAGATCACCGTGCACACCAGGCGATGCAGTCTCGTGACTGACGCCATCACAACCTGGTCACAGTATCGAGGTAGCAGACGCACGAGCACCACTGGACTCCTGACGCCACAGGAGGAGTTCTTCTTAGGGCGAATGGTCCAGGCCGGCACTGACAAAGATAAAGACAAAGCGACCGCTGAGTTCATCGATCACAACGTCCGCATGGTCAGCGCCATCGCCAAAAAGTTTCGTGGTCGTGGATGCGAGCACGAAGACATGATCACCGATGGCATGCTAGGACTACACCACGCGGTCCAGCGCTATGACCCGTCACTCGGTCACCGCTTCAGCACCTACGCGACCAACTGGGTCAGACAGGCGATCGGACGCGGTGTCGAGAGTCGTGGTCGTGACATCCGTCTACCGTCACACGCGATCGCCAAACTGTCTCACATCAGAGTCTCGCGCCAGGAGTACATCGCAAAGCACGGTGAGACTCCAACACCGGCGGAACTTCTCGCGTATGTCCGTGAAGTCGTGCACACTTACCCGCGATACCTCCACAAGCAAATCGAATCACTGGATGTCAAGTCGCTGACGGAAATCCTCCAGCACGACGTTAAGCTGGTGTCGAGCATCGATGAACCGAACGCCTATGGTCAAAGTCGCTACGACTTTATGTCGTCGAATGAACCTCCTGTCGGTGATCACCTGGACAAAGAGATCCTCTACGCGCAGCTGCGGACAGTGATGGAAGTGCTGACGGACCGCGAGATTGCATGTCTTCGCCTACGCTACGGATTCGACGGTCTTTCGGATGGTCGCTCACTCGAGGACGTCGGAATCCTGATCGGCTACAGTCGCGAGCGCATCAGGCAGATTCAGGTGCGCGCAATCGACAAACTTCGGGTGGCTGCTGGGGCTGATGTCCTGGCGGAGATATTTGAGAGGATGGAACTTTGAACGAGTCAGAACAGCAGATCGCTTATTTCAACTGGTGCCGAGTCATGGCGGGAAGTGATTTGCGCCTGGGCACAATCTTCGCTGTGCCGAATGGCGGCTACAGGTCGAAGGCCACAGGTGGCCGCATGAAGTCCGAAGGACTCAAGGCTGGCGTCTGGGATATCTTCATTCCTGTGCAGATGGGGCAGCACTGCGGGATGTGGATTGAAATGAAGGCAGGGAAGAACAGTCTCACGCCAGGACAGATCGCGTTTCGTGAGTCTGTTGGTGATGCTTATCTTTGGTTTGTCGCCTATTCCTGGGACGAAGCAGTCGAAGCGACATGCAAGTACTTAGGCATCGCGAGTGGAATCAACTAATAGCTGTTGATTGATCTCATCCGCGAGCTGGATGCTGTGCATCTCACAGATGATGTACCAGACCGCTTTGAGAAGATCGTCGGTCTTATCTTCGCCAGGTTTAGAACCTGCTCGTAAAAGGTATTTGAGAGCATTGCCACGCTTGAAGTCGAGACCATACATCTCGATGATTTCGATGGGCTGAATCAGTTGTTTGCGGTAATGTGTCGGAACCTGTTTGGACATACAGGATTGTAAGGGGTAACTATGAATCGTGTTTCACAGGCTGTGACATTTTTGTCATGGCTGTTCGAGCCGTACTCTGACGGCTTCGTCGAGATTCGAACGATGAATCAGGGCAAGGTGCAGATGCGTTTCTGGGAACTTCCAAGGACGGAAGCAGACTGGACCGGCATCGGCGAAGCGTGTATCCAGTGGAGTGACGCTGGAGATGATGTGTACGTCGGCGTTCTTCCACGCTGGCGAAAAGGAGGAAGGGACAATGATGTCCATACTGCTGGTGTACTTTGGTGCGACATCGATGACCTTACTGGTCTGGATCAGACTGCAACGCTTGATAGAGTCACAGTCGCTGTCAGATCAGGAAAAGGGCTGCACTGTTACAGGCGACTTAAAGTGGTCGGCATTGGGACTAAGCCAACAGAACAGCGAGAGTTTATACAGCTGCTCGAGAGATGGATGCTCACACTCTCGAGTGCCGCTGACGTCAAGTGCAAAAACCCGTCGCGAATATTACGAGTTCCTGGAACTCTAAATTGGAAAAACCGTGAGGCGCCTCGATTGGTGGAACTCGCGAAGTACCCGCCAGAAGCCTCCAGAATCGTCGAGGAGACGACATCTACTCATCCATGGGGCGATGAGTGGTCTAGGCTTTTGATCGCCGCCAAAGCGGGAGACCTTCCAAAGCGGGAGCGGGGCAATTGGAATCTCGGCAAGTATAAGCACGGCGACTATTTGCTGTACTGTTTCAATCACACCATCGTCGGCATCGAGCAGATGAGATTGATGGGCATGGTCGCACATGCCGAAGAGTGTCGTACACTCGTAACCACTGCGCTGGACACGCAGTCATTCTCGGACTAGGACTAAAATGGACGAACTTTCATTAGACGATCTCCGCGCCATGGTGGCCGGAGACATGGCCACGCATGCCCGTATC